CCAGCTCCAGCCCCAGCTCCAGTAGCAGCGCCAGAGCCAGCGTCAACTGAAGAAGTCTTAACTCGACAGGAAGAGCGAGCTGAAGCGCAAGAGCAAACACAAATGAAAGGCGCACAAAGACGTAGACGCTTGATGAGGCGTGGCGGTATGCGATTATTATTTTCACCATTAAGGCAAGAAGGGCCAGGAATAAACGAAATTAAGAAAAAACTTGGAGGCTAGTAATGGCCAAAAAGACAACCAAGAAAAAGTTTTCTTTTAAATCGTTTTTTAATCCTAAGCCCAGAAGTATATCAGAAGGATATGCTCAGTACACTGGTATGCAGATCGCAGCTGGCGGTGGCCCACCTGGTAGCGAAAAATTTACAGCCAGCAAGAAAAGTACATTTGGATTTAAGCAAGCCAAAGATGACTTGTTAATGGATATAGGCGTTAAGAAGCGAGGCATAGACTATTATGCTAGGTTGCCTGATAGACAAAAACGTAGCCAAGAAGCTATGAAAAATATTGGAAAAGATATTTTTGGTAGACCAGCCTCAGAGCGCAGAACCGCTGCAAGAGGCGAAACGGCAGCTGAACGAGCAGCAAGATTAAAACGAGAAGCCCTAGAAAAAAGAAGGGCCGAAGGTCAGGAAAAACGTAAGAAATTTTATAAAGAGAAGGGCGAAAGGTTAGCAAGACTAAAAGCTAAACTTTTGAATTTAGTATGACAAAAATTAAAGAAGATCCAAGAGTATTTAGTAAGGTTGAGGCAGACCCGAAAAGGGCAAGAAACGAGAAGGGTCAACTGGTCGCGGATGACCCTTCTACTCCTGAAGTAAATGAAGCGTGGGAAGGCGGCAAAGCTCCAAAGGCAAAAGCCCCAAAGAAAAAGGCAAAACCTCGTGGTAAAAAAAGCACATCAAAATCCTAAAGGCGGTTTAAACGCTGCTGGTCGGGCCTTCTTCAAACGGACAACAGGTGCAAACCTAAAGCGTCCAGTGAAGAGTGGCGATAATCCTCGCCGAGCGTCCTTCCTGGCTAGAATGGCGGGGAACTCTGGGCCGGAGCGTGATAGTAAGGGGCGACCTACCAGGCTGCTCTTATCCCTCCGCGCCTGGGGTGCTTCCTCAAAAGCAGATGCCAGAAAGAAAGCAGCTGCAATAAGCAAACGAAACGAGAGTAGAAATGCCTAAATTAAATGTAAAAGAAGTGATGGGGCGTGAGGCAAAAGCACAGGCTCGAAAAGATGAATGGCGATCAATCTATGAGGATTGTTATGAGTTTGCTTTGCCACAAAGAAATTTATATGGCGGCTATTACGAAGGCAAAACTCCAGGCAAAAACAAAACACAAAGAGTTTTTGATAGTACAGCTGTCAATGCAACAAAGCGCTTTGCCAATAGGATGCAGTCCGGCCTTTTCCCACCTATGCGTAAATGGTGCAGACTAGAACCAGGTTCCGCTGTTCCTGATGAAGAAAAAGAACGAGCGCAAGAAATACTCGATGCCTATGTAAATATTATGTTTGACCAGCTCCGGCAAACAAGTTTTGACCTGGCAATGGGTGAGTTTCTCCTGGATCTTTGTGTAGGTACAGCGGTTATGATGATTACACCAGGCGATGAAGTGACACCTGTTCGTTTCTTAGCTGTTCCTCAGTATTTAGTTGCAATCGAGGAAGGTGCTTACGGCACGATTGATAACGTATATCGTAAGTTGCGAATAAAAGCAGAGGCGATAAAGAGAGAGTTTCGTGACGTTCAAATAACTCCAGAGCTTCAAACAGCGATTGATGATAAACCGCATGAAGAATTAGATTTGTTCGATGCAATAATCTTTGATCAAGAAACTGGACGATATCATTATCATGTTGTTTGGCCGCATAAACAGCAAGAGCTGGTGTATCGAGAAATGGATAGCAGTCCGTTTATTGTTGCCAGGTTTAGTAAAACAGCTGGTGAAGTTTATGGTCGAGGTCCGTTGATTGATGCGATTGCAGACATAAAAACTCTAAACAAAACAAAAGAATTGATATTGAAGAATGCAAGTCTTTCGATATCCGGCGTATTCCTTGCGGCTGATGATGGTGTATTAAATCCTCAGAACATCAAAATACAACCAGGTGCAATTATCCCAGTCGCACGCAATGGTGGGCCGCAAGGTGCATCCCTGGCTCCTTTACCCCGAGCTGGGGATTTTAACACAAGTCAGATTGTTATCCAGGATCTCACAATGAATATTAAAAAGATCTTGATGGATGATAGTTTGCCACCAGACACAATGAGCGCCAGGTCAGCCACAGAAATTGCCCAGCGCCAGCGTGAATTGGCCACAAATCTGGGTTCTGCCTTTGGTCGATTGATGACAGAAATAATGATACCGTTGGTATCCAGGACTTTATATGTTCTCGATCGCCAGGGTTTTATTCGTATGCCTCTTAAGGTAAATGGTGTTCAAGTTAAGGTTGTACCAGTGTCACCATTAGCAGAAGCGCCAAAAATGGAAGAGGTAAATCAACTTCTTAATTTTATGCAGATTGCTAATGCAATGGGGCCGATGGGTCAAACTGCTTTAAATATATCAGAAATAGTTAATTTTATTTCTGAAAAGATGGGTATCGATGCTAAATTGCTTAACACTCCAGAAGAGCAGCAAGCAATGATGCAGCAAATGCAGCAAGCTATGATGGCTGAACAACAGCCAGAAATGCCAACAGATGAAACTGTTGCCGGAGCGTTGCAATGAGTTCGGCTGAAGGTTGGGAGGGATTATCTCAAGCAAAGCCGGAGCCGCAAAAAGCGGATGACTTAGATATATTATATGGAACATTATTTAAGTCACAGGAAGGCCAAAAGGTGCTAAGTCATTTGAGGCAGATAACAATAGAACAACCATCCTGGTTTCCTGGGGAAGATCCAAGCCAAGGTTACTTTCGAGAAGGTGCGGCTGATCTTGTCAGGTTAATTATCAAAAGGGTGGATAGGAGCGATAATGTCTGAAGAAACAGAAAACACAGAAGCCGCAGAAGCCCAGGAAGCAGAAGCGCCACTTATAAACGTAGATGCGAAAGAAGAAGAGCAACAAGCAGAGGCTCCTATGCCTGTGCATGAACAGCCAGAACAAGAGGAAATGCCAGAAGATGATGGTGAACCTATTGATCGGCCCGATTATTATCCAGAAAAGTTTTGGGATGAAGATGGACCAGATGTTGAAAAGCTTGCAAAGAGTTATGCAGAGTTGGAAAAAGCATTTAGATCCGGCAAGCATAAAGCACCGGAAGGCGATTACGATGTTTCGGATTTGGTTGATCGTGGCCTCGATCTGGAAGATCCGGCTGTTGAGGTATATCAAAGCTGGGCTAAACAATATGGCGTTTCACAGAAAGCGTTTGAGGACTTGGCTGGTCAGATTTTGGAAATGAATGGCGAACAGGCTGAAGATATTGAGTATGATCGAAGAGCTGAAATGCAAAAGCTTGGCGCTAATGCCCAGGAGAAAATCAGTTTTCTCGAGCGTAACATCAAGGGAGCTGATCTAAACGAAGCAGAGAAAGCAGCTCTAAGCTACAGCATAAACAATGCTGATAGTATCAATGCTTTGACCAAACTTATCCAGGGATACACGAATGAAAATATCCCGATCAAGCCTGTCGTTGCAGAACCAGAAATGACAGTGACAGATCTTCAGCAAGCCATTGCAGACCCTCGATGGCAGACTGACGCTGTTTGGCGAACCAACATCGAAAAGAAATGGATGGCAGCTAACAACTAGATATTGTTGCAATGTAGGTTGTTTGCGTGTATATGTGGTGTAACGGATAACCGAGCGGCCCGTTTATGTGGTGAATCCACTGGTTGGCGTGACCACTTCCACGCAAGCGACCGCCCGATTACATCGGCTAACGGTAAGCGTTTTATATTAGAAACCTTAAAAGGAGGCTTCTGCTATGGCGCAGAGTATAACCAATGCCTTTGTAACACTATTCGATCAAGAGGTGAAACAGGCATATCAAGGCGAGGCACTGCTTCGCGGCACTATGAGAACACGAACAGGTGTTCAAGGAAACACAGTTAAGTTTCCAAAAATCGGCAAAGGCGTTGCAACGGTTCGCGTTCCGCAAACTGACGTAACTCCATTAAACGTAACCTATAGCCAGGTTACAGCAACCATGTCCGACTTCATCGCAGCTGAATATTCAGACATCTTCCATCAGTCACACGTTAACTTTGATGAGCGTAGGGAGTTGGTGCAAGTTGTTTCAAAAGCGATTGCAAGACGTATGGACCAGCTTTGCATTGAT